ACATGAATTGATTGAGCGTGATGTCGAAGGCGGCACGGAAGCGATTCGCGGCGATGCTGCCCGCGTCGTTAGCTTTAATCGTGACGATGTTGCTGACGTGAGGATTGGTGATGACAACTTCTTGCCCGTCATCGGCCAGCGAATAGTCGAGCCCGCGCAGGTTCGAGTTGCCGGCGGACGGGTCCGCGTCGAGCACGCCCACCGTGTTGTTGAATCCCGTGGGTGCCCAGTTGTCGACGTTGCCCGCGCCGATGCTCGCGAGCAGATAGGCGAACGGCGCAGGCGGGCCAGCCGGACCCGTGGCGCCCGCTGGACCTGTCGCACCGGTCGCGCCTGTCGCACCCGTCGCGCCCGTGGGGCCAGCTGCGCCCGTGGCGCCCGCAGCGCCAGCCGCACCGGTGGGACCTGCAGCACCCGGAGCACCGGGGGCGCCAGCGGCACCTGTCGCGCCAGTAGCGCCCGGTGCACCGTCCGCGCCATCGGCGCCGGTCATGCCGTCCGCGCCATCCGGGCCCGGGTCGCCCTGCGGGCCCACCGGGATCGTGAGATTCAACACCTGAGAGGGCGCGGTGCCCGTAATCGTGGCATTCGCCGGGGTGCCGGTGAGGCCCGTGGTCACGGTACCGATCGCCAGCGAGTTCGCCGGTCCTACATTGCCGCGCGGGATGCCGAAGCTGATCGTGGGCGGGTCCACCGTGTTATCGATCACGACGGTGGCGAATGCGCCCGGCGCGAGCGTCGTGGTCGAGCCCAGCACGTAGTCGGCTCCCGAACCGGAACCGCTACCGCTGATCCCGGGGAGAACGGACCACGGACGCACGCCGTCGCCGACCTTGAGAATGGGCGAGCCGGTGCCCGCGTCCGACACGCCGAGTTCACCGTCGAGCAACACCGGATCGGCAACGGTCCACTCGGCGGCGGTCTTCGACAGGATCGTAAAGCGCCCTTCAAAAATGACAGCCATGGTCAGTCTCCCGTAAGTTCTATGAGCAATCCGCTCGCCAGCATGTCGTCCACGCGCGCGCGCAATTGAGATTCGGTGCCTTCGCCGCGAACGACCGCGCGGCGGATCAAAGCGGAAAGCGGCACGGGTTCGATCGCGAGCGCGCAGAGGCGCCCGGCAGGATCGCAGCAGACCTGAGCGCCCGGCGTGCGCTGGATAGTCGGGTCGTCGGTGGTGGCGTCGTCAGGGTTCATAGTAGTTCGGCCTCCAGCGGCGGGCGGGACGGAAGCGCCGCGGAATCTCCTGCATACACCTTCGTGGAGTAGTTGACTCCAGAAAGCTGCACGTAGGGCCCGCTTGCCTCGATTCCGGTGACGAGCCACGGGCGCACGTTCACAGCGGAATCGGGATAGAAGGCGAAAAGCGTGCCGCGAGTGTTGTCGCGTGGCTTGATCGCAACGGCGGGCGTGCGTTCGAGTGTGACCACGTTGGTGAGACCGAGCGCGACGCTGCAAGGCACGCGATCGATGTTCACGCCTTCGACATCGCGCAGCAGAATGGTGAACGTCTCGCCCGTCACGCCTTCGACGTTTCGATCCAGCGTCAGCTGTGCGCCCGAGATCGACAGCACTTCGCCCGCCTGCGTCGAGAGCGTGGCGGTGTCGTCGGTGATGTTCACCACGTCGCCCGCGCGGCACAGGCGCCCGTCTTCGGTGACTGAGCACGTCAATTGTTCGCGGCGATACTTAAGGCGGTTCCACTCGAAGACGGCGCGTCGCCACGCCTGCGGCCAGTTCGCGCAGGCGGTGCCCACGCGCAGCGGGTTCAATGCGAGCGCATCGGTCGGGTACATGAATTCGCGGTGCCGCCAGCCGGAGTCTTCATCCACCCACGACACGATGGCGCAATCGTTGTCCGCGTCGCCCGTCATGCGCACGCCGATGGTTTCGCCAGCCGGGGACTTGGTGCGCCCGTTGAACAGCGCGAGCGTGATGGGGTTTGCCTGATCACGCGTGACGCATATCTTTCGGCCGACGCGATACACGATCGCGCGCGCGACGTCGGCAATGGTCGACAGTTCACTGTCGATGTCCTGCATCAGGTCGAGCGTCAATGAGATTTCGCCTTGCTTGCCCGCGTCGCGCGAATCGAGTTCCGCTTGCAGCGCGTAGATGGCTGGCAGATCAAGCTGCGCGTCGGTGCGATACGCGCCATCCTTCGCTTTCGCGCGGGCCACAAAGTGGTCGGCCCACTTGCGCGTCGGCGCCGGGACGCTCCAGCCGCTGCCGGTCCACGTCGGCAGGATGCGGGTGGCTATGCAATTGAGCGCCGTGGTGCCGAGAGTGGTGGCGCTGCGTTGGTTACTGATTTGGAAAACGAGGATGGTGCAGTCCTCATAGATGCGCGTCGGCATCTGGACGACAGCCGCCAGACGCTCCCAGCGGGTCTCCTGCACGTACTGATTGTTAGTCGAATCTGGCGCGTATTCGGTGACGCGGATCAAGCGCACTTCGATCGTGGCGGTGCCTTCAGGCAGGCCGGCGGAGGTCAGCGACGAAATGGCCACGCGTTTGGTGAACCGTATCGGAATCGCCGTGCCGTAGTAGAAGTCCCACGTGACGCTCGCTTGAGGGACCGTGGCGCCCGCGCGGCGAAACTCGGCGCGCACTTCTGCATGCAATACGCGGCGCGCGCCCGAGTGATACCAAGCGAGCCCCTGAGGGAAGGCGATGTCGAGCCAAATCTCGTCCGGGTTGCTCATCGGCACCGCATACCAGTTGGTCGGCGCATTCGGGAGCGTGCCGCCCGGTGGCGTGGGATCGGTGGTGGCGGGCGTCGGGTTGAACGCGTGATAGGTCATCTTCCCGTGGGCCGACGCGAACTTCTGCGGCACGCCGTTGAGGTCGTTCATTTTGAAGGAGTAGAGCGAATGCGTGCGCCCAACGTGACCGACGGAGACGTCCGTGACGCGACCTCGATAGGTCACGCCCGTGGTGAGTTTCAGCTCTAACAAGATGCCGGACTTAAACCACGGCGTCGGGTCATTGACCTCTTGAAATTGGGCGATGTGTTCATCGTTGTGGAATCCTTGCGCTGCGCGCCCGATCCAGCTGCTGCGCACGAAATTCGCCACCTCGCTTGCGATGGCGACCAGCGGGTTGCTGCCGAGTTCATCGACCACGGGGCCGATCAGCGTGTAAGTGAACGGCGGCGTGGTCTGCGAGAGCGATGGCACGCCCGCGATCCAAAACACCGCGTTATTGAAGAAGGTGCCCGACACGGTGATGGGTCGACCGACGCTCACCGCGAGTGGCGTCAGCGTTTGCATGGTCTTGGTGCTGCCGAAGAAGTCCACATCGGGGGTCGGCGGGACGTTCTGGGTGTCTTCGCCCAGCAGCGAAACGCCGCCGACTTCTGGCGAAGATTTAACGGCGAAGAATTGCGGCACGGTGTCGCCCGGCACGTACACGTCGAGGTCGGCGGTCGGGATGCTCGTCAGCGGCGTCTCGCCGAGCTTCGCATCGGTGACGGAATAGCTGCCGCGCCCGAGCACGAACATCTGCCCAATGGTTTGCTGGCTTTCGTTGTACGTCTCGACCGTCGCGCAGAGCAGGTCCGGATACGCGCGCACGCGCCCGAGAATGTCGGGCACGCGCCCGCCGATCCGGAGCTGATTGGTTTGCCCGGCCAACGCGTTGTTCGGGGATATGGCGTCGTCGGTGTTGCTGCCGGGCTTGCGAACGCCGGGCATGAACGCGCGCGACATGTACGAAAGCACGATGGCGACAAACACTTTGATGACGAACGGCAGCGCCGGGCCCGTCATCTCGCGAACGATCAGATAGACCTCGCCGGGCTGCACGCGGGTAGCCGGAATCGCGACGGCGGGAATTTCATCCGCTTCAGCAACGGTCTCGCGAAAGATGCGCCACGCACCAGTCAGCCCGCCGGGCAACAAGCGCATGAGTTCAGCGCCAAGCGACTCGCCGTCGTGCATTACGTGCGACGTGCGGTCGCCGCTCATCGGGTCGCTGAGAACGATCAGAGTGGGCATTCAAAAAACTCCACGCGCGCATATAGATCGTGCAGGCGGGTGAACGGTGTCCAGAGAACGCCGCATCCTTCGAGCGAATGAAGCACGCCCGCGTCGCAGACAACGCCGCAGTGGTGCAGGCGAGAGACCTTGTGCTCGGCGAGCGCGACCGCACAGCCTTGAGCGGGCGCGCAGGACGCCCACGGCGTCGTCCGCTTCTCGGGCCCACTCAACGTGCGCTCGATGACGAACGCCGCCGCCTGCGTGCTCGACAGCATCGCGGAAGGCACGCCCACAATCGGCGTCTTACGGCTGAAGAAGTGCTCGCGCACGTAGCGCAGCAGCGTGAAGCAATCGAATCCCTCGGCGGGCGTCGAGCCGCCGCGCATGTAGCGCGTGCCGACCAGCGCCATTGGGTTTCCGGTGATGGCGGTCATGGGCGTCATAGGAATGACAACGCCGGGAATTCTTCGACCGTGT